ATGTTCACAGGTGCTACTGCTTTTCAAGGTCATTATTATCCATTAACTCCTGGATATGATTCGAACAATACGACACCAACATATGAGTTTTTCAATCAAGACGCTGCTAATATTTGTTTCCCTGCTGGTACAATCGTCTCCTTAGACCAAGGTGATGTTGAAATTCAAAATGTTGATACTAGTAAACATACATTAAATGGGAAAAAAATATTGTTTGTTACACAAACAATCCCAACTAAACCCGATGTTGTTCGTATAGAAAAGGGCGCATTCGCACCTAATGTACCGAGTCAAACAGTAGAAACAACAAGAGCTCATATAATAGAATACAATGGTGAATGTAAAATGGCTGAAGACTGGGTAGATGCCGATCAAATCCATTTTGTGCCCAATACTCATAAAATCTTATATAATTTACTATTAGAAACCCATGAAATGATGACGGTATATAATTTACAAGCGGAAACATTAAATCCAGTAAGAAAACTAGCACACAAGTATTTTGCGAAATTAATAAAAGAAAAAGAAATTTGTTAGGTAAAATATAGTAAAATAAATAGATAATGTATTTATTCTAATTATTTATATTTTTTGTAAATTCTATTATATCTTTTTTACTATATAATGGAAAAAGTTGATTGTGAAAAACTTGCAAAAGAAATGCGTGAATGTATTAGTGAAAATAATGAAACCATTAACTGTAATGAACTTATCGAAACTTTTGAAAAAAGTTGCGCAAGAGAGGAATAATAAAAATACGTAGATTATATTTCATTTACATAAAATGAAATATATACTTATAAAATATATATATGAAACGTATTTATTGCGACGGTATATTTGACCTTTTTCATAGTGGCCATTTAAAACATTTTGAAAAAATTGGTAATCAATTAAAGGAACCAATTGTATTAATCGTTGGGGTAATATCTGATAAAGTTGCTACATCCTACAAAAGAAAGCCACGTGTAAATGATACAAAACGGTTACAAATAGTCAATTCTTGTGTATATATAGACGAAGCCTTTATAACAGATGTTTTAGTAATGACCGAAGATTTCTTAAATAAACATAGAATTGATTTTGTTGTTCATGGATTTACCCCGGAAGATAGAAAAAAACAACATAGCTTTTTTGAAATTCCTATGAAATTAGGTAAGTTTATTGAGTTAGATTATCATGAGGGTATATCAACAACTGCTCTAATAAATAAACCAGATAATCTTACTATAACCATACGCCATGAAAACATCATAGAAATCTTAAGTAAATCAATCGAATTGAATAAAGAACATATTATAGGTGAATTTGGATACGAAGATAACTTATTATCTAGTTTTTTTCCAAATTATTACAGTATTGATCTAGGTAGTAATACAAATACAAATCATATTAATATTTTTATTGAAACCATTGAAAAAATGTTTAAAACTCAGTTTTTTGATTATATAATCGTTAATAATATTGATAAATACAAAGATCATATCTATTTAATAAATGAATTTAAGAGAATTACAAAAAAAGGGGTCTATATATCCAATATACAAAACATACATGAATCTATTTTTAAAACGAATGATTTTAAAATTTTACAAAAAGATACATTGTGTAAATTAGGTTATGATGCATTATATATTTGTAAGTAATTGAACTATTTTTTTTGAAAAAATCATTATAATAATTATATTTATATAATGGTCCTTATTGTTTTACGACATGGTCAATCCGTTTGGAATAAAGAAAATCGTTTTACCGGATTTGAGGACGTTAGATTGTCTGAAAAGGGCAAAACCGAGGCAAAGTATGCGAGTGAATTATTAAATAATATTCATTTTGATTACATATTTTCAAGTGATTTATATAGAACATTGGAAACTGCACAAGTTATTGCGAAAGACCAGTATTATAAAGAGCCAATTAAACAGATCGCGGATTTTAAAGAACGCGACTATGGTAATTTAACTGGTAAAAATAAAACAGAATTGATTGTACAATATGGAGAAAAACAAGTAAAAGAATGGAGACGTTCGTATTATATTGGACCACCAAATGGTGAAAATTTAGACGATGTCGTAAAACGTGTAGGTCGCGGTTATCAACAAAATGTAGCACATCTAGTAAATTCTAACAAAAATGTGCTAATTGTAGCACACGGAAACAGTTTACGTGCATTATTTGTATTACTTGGACTAAAAACGATTGATGAAATTGAACAATTTGAAATAAGTACAGGTGTTCCTATTACGATCAATACAAGATCGAATGATTTTTCTTATGTAAATGAATTCAAAATATTTGGATATCAGATTATCGATAGTCGCGGAAACCCTACATTAGAAGTCCAATGTGTAAGGGCGGACAACAATCAAACTTTAGGAAAAGGATCAAGTCCAAGTGGTGCTTCTTGTGGATCCACCGAAGTATGCGAATTACGTGACGGAGATAAACACATGTTTCACGGAAAATCCGTATATAGTGCAGTTGAAAATATATATAAATTAAATAATAAAATGCTTTTAAACAGACATACAGTGGTTGATTTAACAAATTGCGATAAACAGTTTAATCAATTGGACGGTAGTGAAATGAAAACAACATATGGTGGAAATACTAGCACTGCATTAAGTTTTTGTATGATGAACACAGCTGCGAATTTAACTGATGTGGAAATGTATCAATACATAGCTACACATTACGGGTTTAACCCTGTAAACAATCATTTACCTACTCCTTTTGTAAATATTATTAATGGCGGCAAACACGGTGTAACTGAGGATTTAAAAATCCAGGAATTTATGATTTTCGCACGAGACACTCTTTCTACAACATTGCAAATTCGTATTTATTGCGAAGTATATCACAATTTAAAACAGTTATTGGTTGAAAAATATGGCGAACAAGCTAAAAGTATTGGCGATGAAGGAGGATTTTGTCCACCTATTTACACTGCAGATGAAGCACTTGATGTTATTGAACAAGCTATTACAAAGTCAGGATATAAGGTAGGAGAAGATGTATTCATCGCATTAGATTGTGCTGCTAGTGAATTTTACGATGACGTGTCCAAGAAATATGAAGTAGAAAAAGGATTGTTTTTATCAGGTGAAGAATTAGTCCATTATTATGGCGAATTAATAGAACGTCACCCGGCATTAAAGAGTATTGAAGATGGATTTCATGAAAGTGATTATGAATCTTGGAAATTATTCATGAAATTACATTCTGAAAATTTGATGATTGTTGGAGACGACCTTTTTACGACTAATCCTAAATTGATAAAACAGGGATTGGATGATAAATGGGCAAATACCCTTTTGTTAAAAGTAAATCAAATCGGAACCATTTCTGAAGCAATTGATGGTGCTAAAATGATGATGGATAAAGGAAATGATGTAATTGTTTCCCATCGTTCAGGTGAAACAAATCACGCATATATTGTAGATATTGCGATCGGTATAGGAGCAAAATATCTTAAAATAGGTAGCCCGTGTAGAGGAGAACGTGTTGCTAAATTCAATCGTTTACTGGAAATAGAACAACAATTTATTAATAAAGAATGTTAATTTTACAGGGATTAGCTAATTCACACTCTTCTGTAAAAACGAAGTATTATCTATATCCTTCAAAATATTAATACCTTCAACCATATAAATAGTATTATACAGAATGGTGCTAAATAAAAGTCCATGAATTAAAATAAGGTTCAACTTGGTTGTTTTAAGAGGTAGTTTAATTATATTTCCTGGGATAAAAACGTAAAATAGGCAAAAAATATAAACAAGAGTAATAGTGTTCATTATATAGTATTATTCAGATAATAATACTATGTTAGATATAGCCTAATTTTTATATTATTCGCCACCTCTTAACCGAAGGACTAAATGAAGCGTGCTTTCCTTTTGGACGTTATAATCGGCCAATGTGCGTCCATCTTCCAACTGTTTACCTGCAAAAATTAATCTTTGTTGATCGGGCGGAATACCTTCTTTGTCTTGGATCTTAGTTTTAATATTATCAATGGTATCACTCGGTTCAACATCCAATGTAATCGTTTTACCAGTTAATGTTTTAACAAAAATTTGCATATTGTATAATTTATGATATCGTATATTTTTTAAATGGTTTCAAATAACTATTTTAGATAAATATATGATAATATTAATACACACATTGTGATTATCAAGGCTAATAATTCACCATAATTAAATGCTAAATCAACAATGTCTAAAAGAAGCTCCCATAAATTTAATATTAATATACGGGGATACATAAACATAAACATATGACTACTTCTGTCGTATGTTTTTGTAATACTTAATGATATTTCATCAGAACTTGTCGCATGCCACCACCACGGTGGGATTGTTATAGAGTCACCTGGATTTAATTCTACTTTATACAAATTATATTTTGATGGATCCAAATTAGCTATATTAACCTTTAAAAAATTAGCCCTCTCTGATGATAATGAAAAAGTTTCCAAATTATTTTCGTAATAATCACACAATATAAATGTTTTTTTCCCTACGATTTGGTTTAATATATAATCATTCGCACAATGAATATGTGCACCTGAACAACCATTATTTCCAAAAAATAATAACGTTCCGCAATTAACACGTTTTTTATCAATATTATATTGTAAACTATTTAATAAATCTCTATTGAATAATTCGGAACGGTTTAAATCAACGTCTGCAATATATCTATATGGCGATTTTTGATTGATAATATAATCATATGTTTTTGAAAAAGGTTCATTTAATTCGATTTTATAATTGGTCATTTCCATATCTTTTAATTGATCATAAATTTCTGTATTCATCGTTGTATTTTTTAACTGTTCATAAATATAGTTTAATCTATCTTTTTGCGAAAAAATGTCCATTGTTTTACATCCTCCTCGAATAACACACGGCTTTTCAAAATTATAATAATCGGGTATATCATCTATATTATTAAATTCATCTAATTTTAAATACATAATATAGAAATTTGTTATATTATAATATTTTTTAATCACCTTAATATATTAACTAAATGTTATTCGGTAAGTTGATGCAATTGCTCCAAATAACATTAGACCTTGGATACTTATTGGGCTAAATGTGGTGATTTTTTCAAATTTGTCTTGTAGATTATAAAACCACACGGGAATAACAATTTTTCTTTCAAATTCATTAACTTTATTTTTATATGTACCGGGATACATTATTTGCTGCAGTTCAATCAACAAGTGAAATGGTAACATATGCAATACATATATAAATTGAATAATATTAAAAGATGAATTAAACAAATAAACGTGAATAGTAAATTATTAAGTATATTGATATAATATAATATATCATAATAAAAATAACTATCTACAATATATTATAATGACTTTTGATGAAACAAAAAATAAGTTACTTTTACAAAAAAAACAATTGTATAAAAATAAACTAAATTATATACAATTATTAACCAATACAACTGAAGAAATTGATAAAATTTCTCTTCAAATAGAGAAAAACTGTTTAACTTATTTTGGAAAACACGATTATATAATAGAACAAGAGACAGGAATGTACGGTGAAACGTTTCATATATGTTCTAGATGCAATCATATGCACTGAACCTTAATTCTTAAAAAGTTTTAATCCATATAGCATATTATATGTAATATACTCAATCGATGCACCCCCACCAGTTGATATATGTGTAAAATTATTTTCATATTTATTTAATATAGAAAATAATTGTTTAAATAACTATTTTAGATAAATATATGATAAAATGACTACATTAACGGTTATAAATAATATTAATATTTCATAAAAATCCTGAACAAAGTCTTTAATCTCTAAACATAATTCAGATACATTCATTATAAATATACGAGGGTAAAAATACATAAAGAAAAGCATATCAGTACGAAAGTATGTTTTAGTAATACCCAAAGATATATTTTCTGAACAAGTAGCATGCCACCACCAAGGTGGTATTGTTATTGAATCACCTGGATTTAATTCTACTTTATACAATTTGTATTTTGAAGGGTCTAATTTTGTAATATTATCTTTTAAAAAGTTAGGCTGATCTGAATAGAAAGGAAAAATTTCCAGGTCATTATCATAATAATCACATAATATAAATGTTTTTTTTCCTATTATTTGATTGAATATAAAATCATTTCCACCATGAACATGTGCACCTGAACATCCATTATTACCAAAAAATAACAATACAGATTCATTTACACGGTTATTATCGGTATTATATGAAAAATTATTTACCAATTTATTTACACGTTCATCGTTGTATATACTGGGCTCTTTTAAATCTATATCGGTAATATATCTATAAGGTTTTTTGTTATTGATAATATAATCATACGTTTTAGAAAATAGGTCTTTTTCTTCAGAATACCAAGTAGTCGTCGCCATATGTTCTAATGATTTGTAAAGTTCCACATTTAAATTGATATCTTTTAAATGGTCATAAATATAATCTAATATATTTTTTTTTGAAAAAATATCCATAGATTTACACCCACCACGAATTACATATGGTTTTTTAAAATTATAATAATCAGGTATTTCCTCTATTTTATTATATTCATCAAGTTTTAAATACATAATATAAAATTTTGTTATATTATAATATATTAGAATGGCCTTAAAAAATGTTATAACAGTATCTAAAATATCTTCCGTTAAATTAGTACATATTTTAAATACAAGTGATAAAAAGACCATTCGTTTTTTATTTTAAATGTGGTGGATGTAATTATACTTATTAATGTTTAAATAATTCAAGACCTATCAGACTGTTATCTGTAATATACTCAATCGATGCACCACCTCCTGTCGAAATATGTGTAAAATTATTATCATATTTATTAACAAATCCTCCAGTATCTCCGCCGCCGATAATAACTTTTTTATTGTTATTTTTCTCAATCATTTTAATAAGCATATTTATCAACATTTCAGAACCATATTTATATTTTTCATCTTCAACCACTCCTAAGGTACCGTTCCAAAATACGACATCGTGTTCGTCTATTAGTTTTCGTAGTGTATTTAACGACTTTAATCCAATATCAAAGAAATTCGAATATTTTGATAAATATTCAGTGCTCATATGATGCGGTATTTCACTAAGAGATGTCGCACATAATCCATCTTCCATTAACGTTATTTTTGCTCTATTTTTGGATATTTCTTCAATATAATCGTGCATATCGTCTTTAATGATACTATTAATATTACCACCCGCAATAAAAATATGATCTACCTTTTTTGATAAATTCTTTAATAATTTTATTTTATCATCCATTTTACCTCCTCCGATAATAGCTAAAATCTTATTATTACTACTGTTATTTGTAATTGTATGCAAAGCATTTAATTCCTTGTTTACAAGGAAACCAAAACATTTATTATGTAATTTTGTTCCGCAAATACTAAGATGGTCTCTATGCATGCATCCAAATGCATCGTTTACTAAACTATCTCCTAATTTATGATACACATTTATTGCCTCTGTCTCTCCCATTTCTTTATATTTCGTTTCTTCTTTGTGAAATCGTAAATTTTCTAATAAAAATAATCGGCTCTTTGAAACAGACAATGTGGTGAGAGTTGTATCACTCAATCCGTCGGGTAAAAATTCAACGGTTTCATTCAATAAACGTTCTAAAACGGGTTTAACAATTATTAGTGAATCGTTTTTATTTTTTTCAGTCGGTCTTCCTAAATGCGACATTAATATCACCCTGTTAGGTGTATCGGATAAAATACGCTTAATTGTTGGTATAGTAGAACTAATACGATATTCATCCGTTATATTGTTATTGTTTATAGGAACGTTTAAATCCAGTCTTAATATAACATTTTCGTCGGTGAAACATTTTTTTTCGATAAAATATGGGTCTGAATTATAATTTGAAATAGTTTCCATTAGCTTTATCATTTGACTGGAGTAAGACCATTCATTATCATACCAAATCATTAGTTTAAATTGATTGTTTGTAAGATCGAATGATGCATTCCTATCGATAATAGACGGGCACGTCGACGATATGAAATCTGAACTCACTAAATTATCTTGATTTAATTCCAAATAAGGATTTTCTCGAATGGTATTAAATATATGTTCAATAGTTGTTTCTTTGGTTAATTCAACATTTAGATCAATTAATGATACATTGTTTATAGGAACGCGAACAGATGTGCCTACAACTTTTCCATCTAATTCGGGTAGAATTTTATAAATAGACGACGAAGCACCAGTTGTATGAGGTATAATATTATTAAAAATCGAACGATTTGTTCTACTTTTCGAATGGGCGGTATCAACCACTTTTTGACTTGCGGTAGATGCATGAATAGTTGTAAAATTGCATTGTTTAATACCAAAATTATCATTTAAATGTTTTAATACAGGTACAATTGAATTCGTTGTGCAAGATGCATTACTTATAATTTTTTCGCCATTGTATAATTTTTCATTCGCACCGTAAACAAAAATAGGTGTATCATCTTTTGGAGGAGCACTCATAATAACATATTCTACATTATGTTGATGTGCCTTTTCTTCTGTTAAGTAAACGCCCGTAGCATCAATTATATGATTTACATTAAACTGTCTCCAATTTAACTCTTTCGCGTCACGATTTCTTAATAAATGAATAGTTTTATTATTAATTTTAAATGTATTCAGATCAATAATCTCAACCGAAAAATTTTTATTGTATTTATGAACTGAATCGCGTTTAATGTATGTTTCCAACTTATGTATATCAAAATCGGGGGCATTTATTACTTTTACATCCAATGTTTTGCTTTCAATTAACTGTAAAAATACGCATTTACCTATTCTACCAAAACCGTTTATACCAATTGGTAACATTCAAATGGATATAATAAATTATGATAAATTAAATATCTCCAAAATATATAATGGCTCCGTTAATGTTCACATTTAACCGTGCTTCTCAAACATCAGAACAGCATTCTTTGTCTGTTAAAAGTTTAGACACAAATAAAAAACCAGAAACGTGTGCTACAAAATATAGTTTTTACGCACAATCACAAACACAAACAGGCGGTACCAATGGTAGCGGTGCTGTACGAAAAATCTCAAACTGTACAAAGGTGGAAAATGTTTATATAAAAGGAAAATTAATCGGTAGAAAATACTGTATACCGTTTAGCTAAATACTACCTCTTAATAAATATCTAATAATATTATATTATGAAAAGGCCAGTAAGAGATCCTAATACAAATACATATACGGTAAATGGTAAGGAATATAAAGAATTATTTGGTTCACGTGAACAAGTTTGGAACGGGACTGCATACAAGACGAAATACGGTTTAACAAAATCAGCTTTAGTAATGAATAAATGGGGGAGAATTGTATCAGCAGATAAACACGAAACCGCGACAAAAGAAAGGCGTTTAGAAAAACACGGGTATTTTGCGAAAAAAGGCAAATTTGGATATGTGAAGCGTAAAACAAAACGTGGTAAAAATAAAAATAACCGTAAGACAAAACGTAAAAGAGAATAATTTAGACAATTTAATTAACAATAAATTAAATTCTATTGTTAATATATAATGACACCCACACAAACTGTTGGATCAAAAGCTCAAGTCTATCACGGAACTGCCAAGCATACCCCAGGTGGTTTAACTAAGAAAAACCTTGTTAAATCAAAGGGACGTATTAAGTCCAAGAGAAAGGTCGCTATGGGTAAGAAGGCTATCAAACATCTCCGAAAAATGGGGTTCACCGCCAAGAAAGGTGTTTTCAAGTTATTTAAGAAGAGTGATGGTAAAACACGTCGCAAAAGAAAGGGAGGTAAGTACGAGGACGGAGGTGAGTACGTGGACAAATCAGGATGGCCTTAATAAAACAACGCAACATTAATAATATTTAAATCAATATAATCTATATATTACAACTATTAGTGGAAATATTAATAGTTATAACAGTTGTATTCTGCATATATTATTTTATTTAGTAAATGAAGATACAAATATGGATTATAATGTTAGGATTGAAATAAACACATAGGAGAAATACATATTCTTGCTTTATTTAGTAATGAAGCACGAATATGATAATAACGATGTTCGCAATCGTCTAAACGCGGTTTAGGTTCTTGCCAAACGTGTTTACTCATTATATCAATACTTTGTTTTGGGTATATTTCTAGTAATTTTCGAACATTCCATTCGTATCGCACATTTTTAAATTTGTTTGTTCTGTAAATAGCAAATCCATTAAATGCCGATAAACAGTTCACTAAACCGTTATTGCCGTTTGTTTTAACTGCATTAGTAAATTGTTTTTGTAATAAATTTAACATACCTTGTTTTATTTTATACGTATGTTGATAATGCAAAACACTAAACGTATAAGGATAAATTGAAAGAGCCCACAAATCATAATAACGTGTTTTATTAAACGATAACGCATCCCATTCTAAAGGTGTAGTCCTTTCTTTATCGATTATATGTTTTAACACATCTATATTCATATGTTTAGCGCAAACATCATCCATATCTATCATACTGAAATAGTGAAAGTCTTCTTGTCCAAGACGGAGCATTTCGTTTAGAATAGAGTTTCGCGCATTTGCTATATTTTCGGTACGAATTTCACTTGGTTCTACTTCTCCGATTATTAATGAGAATTTACTTTTATATTTTTCTTTGTAGTGTCGCAGTATTTCTAAAGAATTGTCGGTTGATGTATCGTATGCGATAATAATATGATAATCGTTCAATATACTGCATATTTGTTCAATATTTTTAAAAACATCATGTAAATATTTACCCGTGTCTTTTACACAGCCACATATGTGCATTTTTATCTCAGTCATATTGTATTTTAGATATAATATGATTTTAATTTTATAGTTTAAATTTATTTTTAAACTCTTCCGGTGATAAGATTTGTATCTTTAGTTCTCTAGCAGTAGCTACTTTACCTGTATTACTCTCTGTGTCTGGGGTAATAACAGCAAACGTTTTACTATTTACACTCGAACTCAATGATGCACCGATGTCTTTTAATTTTTTCTCTAAATCTTTATCACGCTCACCACTCATAACAATATTCTTTTTAAATAAAGGATGACTTTCATCTTTTG